GCCCCCGGTTGGTAACCGGGAGCGAACCCCCTATGGCTATTTTCATGCCATAGGACCAACTCAGGAACCCCAGCCCATAGCCAAGAAGTTTCCATCATTTAGGATACTTCTCTTCTTTCGGCTCTCGTCCCAATCCTTCTGACGAAGGAGTAAGAATTGGTATGGTGTCATCCTTCTAAGTATTTTGTAAGCCTTAATGACTAATTTACTGTCATAGTAAACAGTCACTTTAGACTCCCTGTTAAGGTAAGCTTGTTTTGGATCACCTCTTAGTCTTATCTTCCTTAGGATCTTAACAGATCTTAAGTCAAGATTTGCGGACTGTGTATCATACAGGCTCTTTTCCAGGAATCTCAAGTCCTCTAGTGATTCTCTCATTAGAGTGGCAAATAAAATACCAAAAGGAGTGTTCCTGATACTTGGGATAGGAGTATGATCTACTCCCGAACCTGGTGTCTGGTAGAATGACTTTATGTCAAACTTCCAGTTGAAAGAAGCTGCTTCAACATATGGAGCTTGCTTTACATCTATTGCTTTTTGAATTTCATCATACAGTAGAATTGCAATAATCTCAAACAATTGTTTAGATTGTCCGCTGTTACTACACCGTATGAGATGGAACCATTCCCAACCAGAAAAATCTGATGGGGTCGTTAAACCATTCTCCATGATTAATTTCATGGGGATGTCAAAAAGTAATTTAGTCTCGTATCTATGAACTTTCCTTAATTTTGAATAATTTTTAAAGAAAGGAGATACTAATGACCGGAAAAGATCGGGTGCCGTTATCAAATCTCTAACAGATTTCCAACCATGGTTATACATAGTCAGAAGGAATTCAGACAATTGGGATGGGTCTTTACTACTCTCAATTAATCCAGAGAGTGTAAAGGGTGATACCTCTATTCCTTCATAATAATATCTTGAAGCGAATGAAAGGATCTTAGGACCCGTAACTGTTTTCAGTTTCGAGATCTTAACCCCAAGAGTCTGTGTCATGAGACTATGGTAATTAGACGCGGTTTCCTTATCACATATTACAATATCATCACCTAGTAACGCATACCTTGTGAAAGGTAAGTTTTGTCCTGCTTGATTAGCAGCAAACTGTACTATTAGATGATGTGATAGAGCAAATGCTGGCCAAGAACTATACAGTCCTAAAGGCTGTCCTGTTCTATAATGGATATAGTCTCCTTTCGGAGTTCTAAATGGTAGACTTGTTAAAAGATCTACCCAAGCATCGGATAGAGTTGGTGAGTAGAGGAATTCAAACAGTAGTTTCTGAACCTTAACTGGGAATCTGTCAGTTGCGTCGGAAAGATCGAAGTTGTAAAACTCCTTCTCTCCTAGCAAGTATGATAAATTTCCTTGGTCAAATGTCCTATCTCCTTTAAAATCTTTTAGGATTTCCATCAAATCTTGATGGTAAGGACGTAAGACTGTTTGGGTCCAGTAGTCTGCAATACATATATTTCTAATCTTTCCCTCTTTATCAGGAAATGATGTAATTTTTCTTACATCACCACTTCCTGGTGTCATCTTATTTGCCCTTAAATGGGAGATGATATGTTCAGCAAGTTGCTGTCCACCGAGAGCAATTAAAGAGTCATAAACTTTTGATTCTTTAATGATGGAGAGATCCTTTAGGCTATCATGTATAGCTAGACCTCTGTTAGGGCCTCTTTTCAGACTCATATGAAACTCTGTCCAAAACGGGATTGCCCTTTCTTTAAGAAGTAAAGGTAAGAAAGATCTAAATTCATATTCAAACATGAATAAATCTTCTCCACTATATTCTGATACTATTGGAGTATAGTCCGGCTCTGAACTGAGACTGATCATCTTAGTCAGAGACAGTAGGGTAAGTACTAATCGAATTACTTCAATTTTGTACTCCCCCTCTAAGTGTTTCTTTATAATATTAAGAAACTTTGGTAATCCATCTTTGGATATACCTAAGGGAACATCCACAATTTTAATGGGTGAACCATTTATATATTGTAGAAATACTTGACGGGATGTCTTCATAATCAAAATTGCATTATGAATACCCCTATACCTTGAGAGCTTACTGAAAAGCACATGGTAAAGAGTAGATGATTTTACCAAATCTACCCTTATATTATGTGGAAGTTTCTGCATTGGTATAATCAGTTTTAAGTAAACTGTGAAACCTTTGTTGAAATTTTCCATTCTCGTTTATGTTTTATCAGTGATAACGACATTGCTCCTCTTTATGGGAGGAGGGAAGTTACGAGATCAGGTCTGTCTAACCAACGACTGATACGGAGGTTCGCTGTCACATCTATTACTAGATGTGGCGGCG